TTTTGGTCGGAAAATGTACCAACCTTTTTTATGTGTATAGTATGCTTGTGTTGAGACTTCTTTTCCTGTTTGATCGCCAGCCTTTCCATTTTTTAGATTACCGTTTTCATCAATTCTAGCTGAACCTACAATTAAACTCATATTTCATTACCTCCTTAATTAATTTTCTTCCACGTGTTTAATTGAATACCGAACACAACATTCATGTTCAATACAACATCCTCGATACTTTTCCCAATCCTTGCAGAAATAAGCAATGTCAGCTTGACCTAATAACTTAACGTACTCGCCTAAATACCATAATGGAGTTTTAGGCTCACCATCAAAGAACGAATCAATCACTTCAATTTCTTTATCAGGAAATAATTCTTTTACATTGCATAGCACCCTTTCTCTTTCATCTAGGATTTCTTTATCTGTTTTTCCTGCCATTGGTTGACTAATGAATAGTTTCATTTATAACATCCTCCTATTCAAAAAATACCCAGTCATCCGCTAACATATCTGTTTGTGATGGTGCCCAAGGTACAATATTTTTCTTTGCATCTAGATTATCAGTTTGTAAATTAGATGAATCTATACAAACAAAAGGATTTGTTGTTGCATCTGTTTCACATAAATGAATAAAAATTCCTTTACCATTCCAACCTTTTCTAGCAAGCTTCATTCCTCTTTTTAGATATTTGATAGCTTCATCAAAACCAAAAGTAGCTTCTCCACCTAATTCAGGACAATTTTCTTCATCAGCAATTTGCCATTGATCATCAAGAATATTAGACAACGTATAAATGACTCTTTCAGTTTCTCTAATATCCATTTCTTTGCCTTCTTTGGTATGCATGATTACTGTTTTCTTTTCATCATCCCAATACCAATAACCACCCCAACTTGGAAGTTTCATTTTCATTCCTTGTTTCATTAATTCTAAAGCTTTTTTAAATTTCATTGTTTTCTCCTCCTAACTTAATACATTTATTTTCAAATTTCTTATAAGCATCTAAATAAAGTTCTTTCTTATCTCCGTTATACGTACATTCGAAGTACATTCCATCTGGAAGAGATGTTGATGCTAAAGCTTTACTATTTTGCAATGCTTTGCAACTCCAAACAGCATAGACATCAAAATCAACTTTGCCATCCGTTTTATCAAGATGCTCCTCTGTGTATTCTCTAACTATTTTTTTACATAAATCTAAAAATTCATCTGAACCCATTTGTTTTCTCCTCCTTGTAATATAAAAGAGAGCTATTCGCTCTCTTCATCATCTTTATTTAGTTGTTCTAATGCGTTTCTAATCTTATTAGGAATTGGAATTCCAATGTTTGCTACATTTTCTAATAAACTAATCCCCTCATTTGCAATATAGAAATAACACACAAGCGTTCTGAACACCCAATTTCCAGTACCTAAAATACGATCTAACATTACACCAATGATTAATACAACTAAAATCATTAGCTTTTTAACTAAACCTTTGAAACCAACCTCACTGTTTAATTGATTGGTTAAAAACGCATAAAGCACACCTGTTAAATAATCTAAAATCATAAAAATAACTAAAACTTGTAATGCTAAATCAAAACTTCCAAATAAATACGTAAAAAAAGTAGCAATGATTGCTACTAACGTATTAAAACATTTTTCCATCTTCTTCATTTTCCTCACCTTCTACAATATCAGTATCTTCAATTGGATCCAATTCAGTTGGAACATCCTCAACTTCATACCATTCATCAATGGTTTCTAAATCTTCATCTTTTAAAACACCTTTTGAATACCATTTAAGAGCATATTGTCTTACTTGGTATTCATCAGTGTTAATTTTCATTCCTTCTAATGTTTTCATTACAAAGCCATGTAAATTAAATGCCATTATAATTCCTCCTCACTTGTGCTTGTTATAATCACTTCTGCAAGTTCCTTAAATTTGTTGTCAATGTATGTTTTCGTATCTGCAATGTATTCTAAATCAACAATTGGATAAACATCACTCGCCTCAAACATTACATTTGTCGTTGTAACATACGTTTGAAGCTCCTTGAGTTGTGATAACAACTCTGCAGGTATATCTTCTTCTGTAGGTGTTGCAAGTTGATAGTAAACTGTAATTGGGTTTTTATTGAGCCATGTTTTAAAATCATTTAAAGACGTAATCTCATTATACGAAACGTATATGTTAGTACTTGAAACATAAAAAAGATGGTTATGTGACATTACACCGTCAGTCCATAGATTTGTAAATTTAAACATATTGCTTTTACAATAGGGGTTTATATTTTCTATCGATAGAATAGAATTGCGAAATAGGTACAAATAAACACGACGGGAACCATCAGGAGGACTTAATCTTATATCTTCATCATCACTTCCATCAAAAGTTATTACTCCTATGTTTCTTACAATCTTGCCTCTGTTAAAATCAATGTAATCATATACATCACTTAGCTTATAAAGAGGGTTTTGAAGAGTGTAGTTTAAAAGCGATTGACCTTGATATGGAGTGTACAAATACAAATCATTTTCGTTCCTACAAATCATATAGGGTAAAACTAAATCATTAAAAGTTCCATATCCAGGATATACATATAACGAAAGTTTAATTTTTGCTTTTTCTTTTAATACTAATTTGAAATTATTAGTAGTGATATAGCCAATAATTACATCGTTTTTATATAATACGACTTGATAGCGTGAATTTGATGCGCCTTTTATTCCATTGATATAATATGTTCCTGCTTGCAAAGTATCAGAATATATAAATGTATACCAACTTGAAGCAGTACATTTGCCGTTTACATGAATACCATCGTTCATTAAATTAAATGTAATTCCATAACCAGTTCTAGGATAACTACCATGTGGTTTTAGTAAATTCTTTCCGCTCATTACTCCACTTAACTCATTAACCGCTTTAATTTCTTGTGGATATTCAGGTGAAGGAGAAGGTTTGCCACCAGTATATGGCTCATAATCATCATATGTTACGTTTAAATCTGTTGTAATCATTGGCTTAATAACCAAATTATTTAATACAACGCCTTTAGTTACAACAAAATAAATAAGTGTGTTTAACTTATCTTCAGATGGCGTGTAAGTTGTGCCATTACCAATGTCAAAAAACAATCCCCCGTTAGGCTCGATATGATATAATGTGTCAACACTACCACCTTTAGGGCATCCTACAAACTTATAAGTTATGCCTTTCTTGAAATCAAATACTCCAAGAGCTATATTTGTCCATGAGGTTGCTGTTCCATTTGCAATGATTACTTTATTGTCATTATCATATGTCAAAGTGATACCATTTACAGTTTGTGTTTGTTTGTATATTAATAATAAATTCTTACCAGTAGTTTGAATTTGTTCACTGTTTCCTCTGATAATCATATTGTTCAATCTTCTATTTGAACTATCATTGATTTGAGCATATCCATCTTCGGTAGTTACTTTTTCAATAATACCATTTGCTGTACCGTTGATTACCAAAGCATCTTGTGAAGCTTGTTCCATGTACTGTTTTGCTAGATCACGTGCATCATTTGTTTTCTTGACATTTTCATCAATAGTGCTCAATCCTTTTTCAATTGCCTCTGCGCTGTTATTGAATACCCTTTTGATTTCATTCATGTTTTCAGCAGTAATCTTATATTTGTCATCCTGCCCTTCTTGACGATAATCCACTTTGTTAGCATAGGTAATTCTTCCTATTGCCATATCTAATCACCTTCTTTAATAATTGACTCTAAAAGCATAAGTTCTTGTACAGTTGGATTGAACTTGCTCACTTCTTCAAGAGAAAGCTTGTCAACTTCAATATCAATATCAAGTGATAATAATTTCAAATAATCTTCATTTTTTACATCTAATGAAATATTTCCTTTATCATCTTTTTTGCCTTTTTCTTTGATAAGCGATTGTACTTGATTATTAAATAATGCATAAGCTTCATCTATCTTCTTTGTATATTTTGCTAACTCCCACTTTAAAGCAATATCACTTTGATGATTTCCTAAACTTAAAAGAGCTGAATTAACAGCTCCTAAATCTTTATTTTTTAATGTGATCATATTTCTATTCTCCTAAAAGTTCATCTTCGATTTTACGCATTTCAGCAGTAAAGGCATCTTGTTGCTTTCTACATTCTTCAATATCAGCTTTATAAAGCTCTCTATTGATGATTGCTACATTTGTACCACCAATCATATTTCCTGCGTTGTCAAATCCTTGTGACAAGTTCATGATGATTTTACCATCTTCACTTTTTACTTCGCCTTTATAATTTCTAGTGTGTTTAATAACTAATTCCATTTTCTTCTAACCTTCTTTCTAACGTGTCTACTTTTGCTGATAATTCTTGAATTGCTTTTGAAAGTAACGGAGTTATCGTATTGTTACATACTTGATACATAACAGAGCCATCATCTTGTTCGATAGGAATGACATATTCATCATCTATTTGTTTAAGTTCTTGTGCGATATATCCACACTTTACATGGCCCTCTTTGTTCGTCCAATCAAAATCAACATGTCTTATTGCATTTACTCTATCTAAAGCATTAATAGAGGTATCAACTATATTTTGTTTCAACCTAGCATCTGAAAGCCATACAGAAATTCCCCATCTCGTGGAGTTAACTGTTGTAATTTCAACGTATTCTCCATTGGAACGAGGAACCCATTTTAACCAGTTTACATAATCTGACATAACACCCTGCCATACAGCATCACTTGTTGAATACATAATAGGCGAGTTTCCAGCAACCATAATAGTAGATAACGATAGCCTTCCACCATATGAGCCTAATGTAGATGCGTTACTTCCGTCTATTTCAATCCCGTATTCATCAATGGATAAGAAGCTATCTTCCTCACCTAGAACTTTAAAATGAATTCCAAGCCCTCCGCTTCCAGTATCTTGAATTCCATCAATATGAATACCTGTTTCATTAAGCTCAAGAGATTGTCCGTTTTCAATATTTTTAAAACTGATTGCTGAACCAGTGATCTTTGAACCGACGATATTACCAGTAACTGTCAAGTTTCCTTCATCATCTGTATAGAAAACTTTTTCTTCTGATGCATTAGTAATATCCAAAGCACCATTTTTGATGTGTGCTCCTTTGTTATCTAAAGTGAAACTTGTTGTTGAAATAGCATCATCTTTACTTAATTGCTCATTTACAGCTAAAACAATGTTTTTAGGTTGTAAAGCAATTTCTGTATTATTGACTCTGCTTTCAACAGTTTCAATCTTTTCAATAGCTCCATTGACATTTTTCTCAATAGTTGTTGTCTTTTCTTCTTGATCAACAGCTTTTAAAGATAAAGTGTTAACAGTTGACTCTATTTCAGTATATTTTTCTACCGTTTGATTGACTGTTGCTGTTATCTTGTTCAAAGACTCTTTGTTGTTTGACACGTCTCCTTCAATGGTATCAATACTTCCATTAATACTTGAAATATCACCGTTGATAGTTCCAATACTTTCAGTATTCTTTGAAATATCTCCTTTGGCATCCGTTAAGTCGCTAGAAATATTTGTTACATTTTGAGTAATCGTAGCAACATTTTCTTCTGTGTGCGCTGTTCTTATTGTCAAACTTTCGATAGTTTCAACTATTGCACTATAGTTGTTTTGAGTTTCAATAATTTTAGCTTGTATGCTATCCTTGTTTGTAAATACTCTTTCATTCATACTATCCACATTTAAGCCGATAGTATCCATTTCTTTTTTTAAACCTTCAACGTTTGTCGTGATACTGATTGTGTCTTGCTCTTGCTTTTCTACTCTAGCTGTTAATTTTTCGATAGTCGTTTCAATTCCAGCATATTGAGTAATAAGAACTTGAACGTTGTCTCTAATCGTGTTCATATCGTATTCAAAGCCTGTTGGAGTTGTTCCAAACTCAACTTTAGGGTTTGATGCAACAGCTTTTTCAGCATTGACATCTACAATCATTCGCAAATTAGAAACACTTACAATATCTTCATCTTCAAGCTTGTAATGTGCCCATATTCTCTTATCAACATTGTTCGTGCTTGTTTGCAATAAATATTGAAGATCATATTGTCCCAAATACCAGTATACTGAATAGGTCTTTTTGACATCATTTTTATAAGTAACATCAAACTCAACACCAACTCTATTTCCTAAACTCAAATATCCATTTAAAACATAAACAGATAGAGAGATAACAATATCCTTGCCTTTTAGATAGTTTTCAGTAATTCCTAAAGATGGAATGGAATAAGTTGCTCTTTCTAAATCCTCACTTGTTTTAATCAATGAATATTCGCAGTTGTCAAAGATATTTCCGCTTCCTGCTTCAATTAAATATACACTTTGAGTAATTTTTTCTAATTGAGCTGTAATATCTTTGCTAGAAATGACTAATTGTCCGACCTCACTTTTTGTATCATCAATATCTTTTGCTATGATTGTGATTTTGTTGTTTGCTTGGTCTAGTTCAGTTTGTACTCTTTTTATTTTAACTGTTGTATCTGCTCTGTTGGTAACACTTTCAACCGCTTGTGTTTCAAGCTTCCCTTCTGCGTTCATGATATTGTATTCAGCGTTGTAATAATCAATATCAATAGACATCAACATAAAATAGTAAGTATCTTCATCATCATAATACTTAATAATATCTCCTACTGTCGAACCTATGATTTCAGGGGATT